CACAGCAGCGACTTTTGAGTGCGTCGATCAGCGGATTGACCTGGAGATTGCCGAAGACGCTGAAACTGCAGCAGCTGGTGGCGGGGGCGGCGGGGGCGGTGGCGAGACCACCAGCTTCAGCGATGCCGCGCTCGATCAGCTGCGGGGCGTCCGGTTTATCGGACCGGCCAGCGTCAGCAGCTCGCCTCGCCAGATTGTGGCCGGTGACGACTACAGCGGAACGCGGGTGCTCCGGTTCGAGAGTGACGCTCTCCCGGATCTCGCCGGGGCCAGCTCAATCACGTTTACGATGCGAACGACAAACCGGGCGAATACCGTCGCCCTGACGACAACAACCGTGGCCTACGCGGAAGACCCAACGCGGCTGGAAGTGACGCTGACTTCCGCTCAGACGCGGATTGATCCCGGCTGGTACGACGCTGACATTGAAGCCGTGGTCGACTCGAAGAAGCAAACCGTTGTCGGGCCGAAGGTCCGCTTCGAGGTCTTGGAGGATCAGACCCGATGAGTGTCCAGCGAGTCAGCAGAACCAGCCGACCACCACGGCCCGGAATCGACTGGCTCAACAAGGTGGGCCAGGCGGTCAACGATCACGAGCAGCGGTCAAAGACCTTTGGCCCACGCGCCGCTCGTCCTGTTTCGAAAGAGACTCAAGCTCTCATCGTGCTCGTGAAGAACACGACAGAGGACACGATCGGCCAGTATCGCCCACTCGATCTTGACGGGACAGTTCCTCACGAGCAGGACATTGTTCTCAAGGGGATTGCCGGGGCCGGGGGCCGGTGCGTAATCACTCAAGAGCCAATTCCGGCTGGCGGGATTGGACGGGCCGCGATATCGGGAATGACGAAGGCATGGGTGACAGGCACGACTGGCAGCCAGGTTTCGTCCGGTGACGGTGTGATGGAGATGGGCAGCGGTCTTGCTGAAGTGCTCTACGACAGCGATGACGCTGTTACGACTGAGCGGATTGCAATTCTCTTGATGGCTGCTGGATCTCCTCCATGCGCCAACTACTACATCTTCGCTGTCGAGGGCGGGCCGACAGCCGGAACTGTCGGTTGGTCAGTCATCGACCTGACCGACGATTCTACAGTCGTGAGCGGAACGTACACGATGGGTGATGCGACATCAACGCTTGTGACTGCAATCAACACGGCTCTCGGTTTCACAGTGCCGATTAGCGGCGGGCCACTGCCTGCCAACGAGATCACGCTCAATCTCAACCGGGGACGGTCGGACACGCGATACGAGTTCCGCATCACCTCCCAGAGCCTGACGCCTCAGACAGACGGCTTCGCCTATGCCAAGGTTGCGGCTTGCTGTGTCGTGGGGGGCTGAACCGTGGCCTACGAAATCCCCATCATCTCCCGGAATCGTTGCTGCAACTCCAATTGCGAGGCGGGCAATCCAGAAGCTCCGACCTGCTGGGAAGTGTACCTACCGGGGACGAATCCCGAGGACGATCTGCCCTATCGGTGGTACATCGACGCGAACGTCTACGACACCATCGACGGGCGTATGTATGACGCCATCGGACGCCAGCATCTGTACCAGCCGACCCATGCGGATTGTTTCCCATGCAGCGAGGGCACGGACCCAGTCGAGAACATCGTTGGCCTACGGGCCATTCGGTTCCTGAAAATCGGCGACTGCGGGCCGATCCGCGTGAGCTGGATGTTTGGCAACGGCATCGGGCAAGGGTGCGGCGGGGACGATGACGCCGACTACTACACGTTCACCGACAGAACCGATTCGCGGCTCGTGCTGACGACAGGCTTGGGCGATACGATCCTTATTCCCTGCCAAACTCCGTACATCGAGGCAGAAGACGCGCCAACCTGTCTGTGGGCCACGGGTGGCGTTCAGTTAGATCAGATTCTGGTGCAGAACGGGGGGCCGTGTGGTGATACTGACGAGCCTCACACCGACTTGTTCGGGGCGTTGACAGATGCCACTGAAACGAAAACGATTTCATGGTCAATTGACAGTAATCAAGCCAACATCACGATCACATACAACGACGGGACAACGACATACACGGCCACAATCCCATTCGAGCGCGAATGGTGGCTCAGTGTTCTCGACCTGTTTAACGAAGACGATGAGGTCGTGAACGTCTACGACTGCTCACAGGTTCCGTGCGAGCCGTATTTGTGTTTCCCACTCTGCGTAGCGAACACCTGCCCAGACGACCCAGAGACAGTCAACGCATCAGCGGTATTCATCACCGCAAACGACGGGGCAACGGACCACGAGGGGGAAGCAACATGGAGTGACATCACATCGGAGTATTCATTCAGTTTCGATGTCGGTGCGCTGTGCGGCACGCTGTCAGGTCGAATCTACTGCGACGGCGAAGACATCAAAGTTGACTTCGACCTATTCGACGGAGCGGTCCACACCTACGCCACATTCACAGTTACGTGGGAATGCGTGGATGACGATGTCTCCTGGACTACTCCCACGGCTGTCTCTGGCATCTCGTGTGCGTTGGATATCACCCTCTGGACAAACAACGGCGGTGGTGCCTAGTGGAGTGCTGGTTCAAAACGCATCCACTCCCGCACCTTCCGGGAGTGTCGACAACTGAATGCCAAGGCTGCGGACTGGCCGTCAACTCCGGCCAGGCGATGCGGTGCCGTAGGAATGGCCCGAAGATTCGCGGGCTTGGGGACGTGGTTCAGAGAGTCATGAGAGCAACAGGCGTGGCGGCGGTCGTAAAGGCTATCTCGCCGGGCTGTGGTTGCTCTGGTCGTCAACAGCGGCTGAATGAGATGTTCCCATTGGGGGCTGACTCTCCAGTCGAGCCAGAGCATCCCGAGTGATGTGAGCGTATGCGTCAAGCTGCACATGGACCTGCTTCACAACAGCGATCTGTTCGCGCTGCAATGCGGCGTTCTCCCACGATGTGAATGCCAATATTCCAGCCGTGATTGCCAGCAGGTAGATCGACAGTTCCCCGCGAATCGCAGCCCAATCGCGGCCTGGTCGCTCGCTCGTTTGAATGCTCGTGAATTCGGTCGTCATGATTGGCCCCTTCCTGAATGGTCCGTCAGCAGCAACGAAAAGCCAGCCGATCCAGATCACTTGATTCTGAATTTTCCTGTTTTCCGTCATGTCGTCAATACACTTTAGCTGCACTTCCACTGCACTTTTGATGCACTTTTTCAGCATGTTTCAAAATTGCCAGAAAACCAGCCTTACAACTCGCTCACGACGAACGCAGCAACACTCAGGCGAAAGTGAGAACGGTGATGGCTCTTGATGTTCAAAAACGACCGGCAGCACGCCCACGGCGGTGCATGGTATACGGGGTTCACGGCATCGGGAAGAGTACATTCGGGGCCTCTGCTCCGAATCCGATCTTCATTCAGACCGAGGACGGCATCGGGGATATCGACTGTGACCGGCTCCCGCTCTGCGACTCGCTGGAGATGTTCTACGACCAGCTCGGCAGCGTGATCTCAGAAGGCCACGACTATCAAACGCTCGTGATCGATTCCGCCGACTGGCTGGAAAACCTGATCTCCGCAGCGGTCTGTAAGAAGGCCGGAAAGAAGGCTCTCGCTGACTTCGAGTTCGGCAAGGGAAATGGCTTGGTTGTGGCCGAATGGGGAACGGTTCTCGAAGGACTGCAGCAGGCTGTCAATCGTGGCCTGATGGTAATCCTCCTGGCCCACTCCGAAGTAACCACGTTCAACGATCCGTTGTCGAACAGCTACGACCGCTACTCGCCGAAGCTGCTCAAGAAGTCTTCTGCACTCATTCAGGAATGGTGCGACGAAGTGCTCTTCGCCATCACGAAGGTGTTCACAACGACCGAGGATCTCGGATTCAACAAGAAGCGAACGGTGGCCACTGGCGGCGAGATTCGCGTCTTGAAGACCACGGAAGCGGCTGGCTGGTACGCGAAGAACCGGCTGAGCATGCCTGCGGAGATTCCGTTCTCCTGGGCTGACTATCAGAAGTGCATGAAGTAGCAGTCTGCGACTGCTGTTGATCTCGCGTGTATATCAGCTTGGTTGATTACCGGGACGCCGGAGGACGCGGGTTCAAATCCCGCCACGCGAGCTTGGCAGGCATTCCGCCTGACAAATACTCGAAAGAAGGACGAAGACGATGAGCGTTGACTTTGGCGGCGACGGATTCAACTCCGAGGACGTTCCACCGGACAGCTTTTCGCCACTGCCCGAAGGCTCCTACACGGTGATCATCACCGACAGCGAGCAGAAGGCCAGCAAGAGCGGCAAGGGAACCTACCTGAAGACGACGATGCAGATCGTTGAAGGCGAGTTCAAGGGTCGGAAGCTCTGGGGAACGTACAACCTTGCCCACGAGAATCAGCAGACAGTCGAGATCGCCAAGCGGCAACTGGCCGACATCTGCGCGGCGGTTGGCGTTCTCCGGCCTCGCAACTCCGGCGAACTGCACAACAAGCCGTTCGTTCTCGACCTGAAGGTTGAGGAACGGAAGGACTCTCCGGGAGAGTTCCAGAACCGGATAAAGAAACACCGGCCTCTTGTGGCTGGCAGTGGGCCAGCTGCTCCTGCATCGACCTCGAACGACGGCAAACCGCCGTGGGCTCGGTAGTCATGGAAGCTCTCATTCTTGCCGTGGCCGGTGTTTCATTCGCTTTCGGAATATGGGTCGGAAGCGGCCTGCGACCCCCACGATGTTACTGACTCACGGTCGCCTGACCGTTGGACGGCTGAAGCAGGAAGCGTAGGCCAGCGGCTCGGCTTGGGGTTCGAGTCCCCATCAGGCACTTTTCTCACTTCTCGATCTGGAGGGATCATGTCAGTTGACATCGGCGACAACCGAGAGGCGCGGCGGAAGATTGGGGTTAAGTCGTGATCGAGCTGCGACACTACCAGCAGGCTGCGAAGGACGCTGTTTACCGTCACCTGCGAATGAGGGACGATAACCCAGTCATCGTGATTCCGACAGGTGGCGGGAAGACTCCGCTCATCGCTTCGATCTGTCAGGACGCTGTTCAGCAGTGGGGCGGGCGAGTCCTCGTCATGGCCCACGTGAAGGAGCTTCTGCAGCAGGCAGCTGACAAACTCGGGAAGATGTGCCCCGGTATTGACGTGGGCCTCTACTCAGCTGGCCTGTCGAGAAAGGAACTCGACAAGCCTGTGACCGTGGCAGGAGTTCAATCGATCTATCGGCACGCCTGCGAGCTGGGAAAGATCGATCTCATCTTGGTCGATGAGTGTCATCTTATTGCCACTGAAGGCGACGGGATGTATCGGAGCTTCTTAAGGGAGTGCCAGGTTGTCAATCCTCGCGTTCGCGTTGTGGGCCTTACTGCGACTCCGTTCCGAACCGGCACGGGTCCGGTTTGCTCAGACGATCACTTCCTCAACGCCATCTGCTACGAAGTGTCGGTGAGGCAGCTGATCTCGGAAGGGTTTTTGTCTCCGATCGTTGCCAAGGCTGGGCAAGGCGTCTCGATTGATTTCGCTGCCATCGCGAAGCGTGGCGGTGAGTTTGATGCGACGGCATCAGAACAAGCTTTCGACAAGGATGAGATCACGTCGGCAGCGGTCGGTGAGATCCTCACGATGACGGCTGATCGTCGCTCTGTGCTGATCTTCGCCACGGGGGTGAAGCATGCCGAGCACATCCGGAAGGCGATTGAGGCGAGCGGTCAGGAATGCGGGATCGTCACCGGCTCCACTCCATCAGGCGACCGCGCGGAACTGCTGGCCAGGTTCAAGGGCGAGAAGTTCGGCATGCTGTCCCGGCCTCCGCTGAAGTTTCTGGTGAACGTCAACGTCCTCACCACGGGCTTCGACGCTCCGAACGTCGATTGCGTGGTGTTGCTCCGTCCGACGATGTCGGCGGGGCTCTACTACCAGATGGTCGGTCGCGGATTCCGCCTCTTCCCCGGCAAGGCGGATTGCCTGGTTCTCGACTACGGCGACAACGCAAGGCGGCATGGGCCGGTTGACAAACTGCAGATCAAGTCGCCTGGCTCTCGCGGCGGAAGCGGAGAAGCTCCCGGCAAGGAGTGCCCGACCTGTCACAGCGTGATTTTCTCGGGGTACGCCGTGTGCCCCGATTGTGGACACGAGTTCCCCCAGACCGAGAGCGACAAGCTCGGCCACACGTCAGCAGGCGTCCCCGTGCTGTCTGGCGTGGTCGAGGATGAGGAACACGAGGTTGAGTCGGTCGAGTATGCGGTGCAT